CTGCGCCACCGGGAATGCTTGCAGATAGCGTATTGCCAACGGCGTAGCCAGTTCCATGGCCATTGATTGCTACAGCGGTCACAATACCACCTGCTACAGTAATATTAGCTGTAGCTCCTGTACCTGCGCCGCCAGTCAACGCTCGGTTGGTGTACGTGCCATTGGTGTATGCAGATCCACCATTTGTAATAGTGGCAGTTAAAATACCGCCTGTGGCGTTGACGTTCCAGTCCGAAGCAATGGGGTAATGGAATACTTGTGAAAAGTAACCAGCTGATCGCTGAGCGCCTAACGCAAAGCCTGCGTCATACCATATATTTTCACGTGTATTGTAAATAACAGCATTGTTACATTCAGTGGCGTTGCCTGAAGGGTAGAACCACCAGATCTCACCAAAGCGAGGAACCTTGGTTACCCAAACTTTTTCACGTTGCTCGTAATTCAGGTTGTCAAAAAAGTAGTTCTGGTTGAAAGTATTAGGGATCTCTTTTACAACGCCGTTGTAAAGCAAGAACCGGTCAACACCACACCAGTAATACACACCGTCATACTCAATTACCGACTGACTGGACAAAATGGATGACTGGCTGGAGATTAAGTCATAACGCCAATATTGCGGTGGGGTGCCTGTACCGCCAATGAATGAGACTCGAATTAAAGAATCCAAGCTCCAAAAGAGGCCCGATGGTGCATTAGAGCCGCCACGTACTGGTAATCCTTGGACAATCTTGCCGGTGGCCACTGAGACCTCGTTGGCATCAACAGATACCCAATCATTCACATTTCCAGCTGAACAATTCTTAATCAGACCGCTATTGCCATAAACAAACACATAAGGGTGTAGTGATACCACGCCGCCAGACACTGAGATCTGGTTGTCAAATGTTAAAGTAATACTGGAACCGTTGGCTGTTGCAGGGGCTGAGATTGTTAATGTTGTGGACGCAATGGATACCACGGTTGCGCCTGATGGGATGCCAGTGCCCGTTACCAACTGACCTGCCCCAATCTGCGTATTGGCAGCAGACATTGTAATAGTTGTAAGGCCGGATGTAATAGTTGCAGCAACCGCTGTAAACACGCCAATAGGGCTTAAGCTTGTGCCATTGATGTCCCCGCCTAAAACCGAAGTATTAGTGTTGTTGTCAATCAAAGATAAATTGCGACCGGGGTGCGCTAGTAGTAAATTGGTGCCAGCCCCTGTGCCATCAAAAAACGTATCAAACTGCCAAAGGTTATTGGCATTAGCAGTAAAACCGGTTAACGTAATATCAGTAATGCCTGAGCCTGTGCCAGTATTGCTAATAGGCAAAACCTGCAAGCCGCCGGAATAGCCGTTAAATACGTTGTTGAAGTTCTGTTGTGGGTTCAAATAAATACCGCGACTTGGACCTGCCAAGTCATTCACAATCTCTCTATAGCCACCCATTTTGCGAGGGCGCCCGCGTTGAAACCTAACCCATCTGCCATCTTGGTAGCAGTCAGCATCAAAAGTGGTGCCATCACGCTGAATTCCGGGCTTTGTGTCAAGCGCAAAAACTTTTTTGGTCATGTAAACGTGCCTCCAGCAATGCCGGTGGTAAATGTACCGGAGCCAGTAACAGCCACGCCTGTTGCTGTTACGCCAACACGCTTAGTGCCAAGAATGGAAATGGCAAGTTCACCTGCACCAGGGCGATATAAACCTGTGCTTGTTTCTGCTGCAAAGTTAAGCGAAGGTGTACCAACCGAGCCGTCCACCAAACTTACAATAGATGCGCCAGCTTGCGTGGTGTTGGCGTTAAGAAAGTTGGTTCCATCGCAAATAAGCGTTGCTTGTTGCCCCGGAGGAATTGTGGCGGTAAAACCTAAACCCGTTGTGACAGTAAATGTAAACCCATTGTCTGTTACCTGATTTGAGATCACATACAAGTTCACTACAGCAGGAAACGTAACTACTGAGTTGCTGGTTAAATTGCCAACGTACTCTTGAATATTATTGGCCGCCTCATTATTGGTTAGCGTAACAGCGCCACCAGTCACATTCTTTGTCAATGCGGTAAACGCAAACTGATTGCTCACGCCATAACCAACAGTTACATAAGCAGTTCCTGTACATACAATAAATGCTGACTCTGTTGGATTAAACGTCTTGGTAGAGTTACCGTCTATCAGCTCAGCGCCAGTACAAGAAAAAATAAAAGATCCTGTGCCGTTGTTCTTGAACAGCGTGAACCAGTTGTTTCCAAGCGTAGCGGCGGCTGGAAGAGTTGCCGTACCTGCGCCGCCTCCCCACACACGAGTCTGTGCTCGATCTGTAGCGGCTAAGGTAGTTCCAGTGGTGATCGCCGCACTAGGGTGGCTTTGATTAAGAGTAGCCCCGCTGGCAACCAGACCATAGCCAGCTAAAGTAGCCGCGTCAGCAGAAGATGTTCCTGTACCAAAAGCAATAACTCCCCACGAACCTTGAGCGGTTGGGTTAGCTGTGATGTAGATGTACTTTGACTCACCAGCAGCCACTGAGACGATGGTATTTGTACCAGCGTAGTCCTTAACAGTGAAGGTATTGGCACCAATATTGCGAATTAACGCGTCATTGCCAACAGATGTCTGATTCGCCGGTGGCATGTACATGCTTAAACCAGCAGTACTTGCAGTCACCTGCATAATACGCGCCGCGTAGTCAGCGTTGGTTGTGCTGTTGGAAGGCCAGTTTAATTGCGTGTTGGCAGTTAGCGTAACAGCGCGGTAGCTAACGTCCGTCGGCTGAATGACATCACCGGTGAAGGGGCTTACATAACTCATGAATCCACCGCTATGGCTTGACGATCTGCAATACGAAGCTTATCTTCAGCCATCAATGTTTGCATGATCAACTCATAATTTTGTTGCCACATTGGCATACGCTCATCATTCTTCAAGAATGGCATGGCCTGCATGAGAGACCCGTAGAGCAAAGCTTGTGGCGCGTAAATAGTAAACCAATTGGTTTGGTTTGATGAATCCAGAGGCTGTACTCGTTCATAATAGAGTACCTCAAACGCGTAGTTAGCGTTTGGCGTAGGGGCTATCAACCAATTGGAGTAATCATAATCGCAGTAGTACAAGGGCACGTCAGTGGCAGTCGAATCCGGCCAGTAATTGCGAAGGTACTCATACTTACGAAGCAGTACGGGCTGACGCTCTCCACTTACCGTCACGTTCATAGACACCGTCTTATGCCAACGTGCAGGCTTGGCAATAACGCCATTGCCTAATACCATTGTGCTGGTGTTGACCGTTAAGTTGCCAAGGAACTTAATTTGACTAGCAATGATCTGCTCAGCCAACATGATGAAGAGTGGAATCTTTGCTATAGTGGCGGCGTCAGTACGCTCCAGATAAGACTGGATATTCTCCACTAAGGAGTCATAGGTCATTACAGCAGCAGTTGCCATACTTACTTACTCCGCTTCCTAGCCATAGCCATATTGTCAACCAAATTAGGGTAGGGTCGGCCTGCTGCTTTGGCTCTTGCTTTTGCTGCCGACTTTTTCTGCGGCGAAAGAGGCTTAGGCTTACCTAATGATTTTGGCCGTTGTTTTTCCCAAACAGGCTTACTTGATGCCATTTTAATCACCTCTTAAAAATAAAGATATAACATTTTCATGATAGAAACAAAGCTCTTTCATCCATTCGGCGTTTTTGCAAGCCTTTTAAGACTTTCCCGCCAGCCATGCAATACTTCAAGAGCTCTTCGGCAGTGCCTTCTTTATCGCCTCTAAGCAGTTTTTGACGAAGCGTAGAACGCTGGAGAGTTCCAAGCCCGACATTAAAAGAAAAGCTAACAAGGCCATCAAACATACCTTGTGTAAGATTGACAGGACAGTAAGTGTGCACCCCACGCTCGAAGCGCTGCAGATCGGCTCTAAGAATTCCATCTACTTCTTCTTTGGAAAATTGTCGATTATCTTCTTGCCGAAGTTGATAACCACCTCTTTGATCGATTGGAATTTTGCCTTGATCAGGGTAAAGTACATGTCCGACTCCTATAGTCCATAGTTTTGCTGGGCACTGGTATGGTTTGTATCTTACACCTTCGTGGTGCTTGATCATCTCAGTGGCTTTAGCGGAGACGTTCATTTCCCGAAAGCCCTACCGCCAAAGTGGAATGCAATAATGCTTGCAAATAAAGCTTGTGTGTCCGAGTCCCATAGCATCTCGGCCAGTTCTACAAACGTAGCCCCTTGGTGCCAACCATACGCAAATAAGCCTACATCGACAAACAAGAGCAAGAAAAAGAAACCATAAGTAATCACGGGTCTAACAGAAGCACGTAGATTTTTCATCCACTGGCTGGTTCCTTCATTCAAAGAAGTATCGTGCGCATAGATGGCTTGCATCTCAGCTTGTTGCGCGCCAATCAAGACTTGCTGCGTATTAGCTGCACTTTCCGTAGCCAGCTGTTCTGATCTAATATGCTCCACTCTCTCCATGGCCTCAAAGCCAGCCTTACGCAGTTCTAACTCACGTTCAATTTGCAACCGAGCCAAAGCAAGCTCATGCAGTTTGTCGGCTTTATCCTGAAAGAAGTCAAGCAGTTTAGGCAGTCCGCCCATTAGGAATGAAATAAGTGTGGATAGTAGAGTTAGCATTTAGAGTCCTTTTTGTCTTCATTTTGCATGAGTTTGATACCACTCAGGAACCCAATCATGCCGCCGATAAGAGTAGAAAACGCGGGTGAAATCATCTTGAAGATCTCTGCGTTGTCCACTTCCTTTGCCCACAAACCAAGCATAAAGCTGATTACCATTGCCAAGACGGAGATGCACAGGGTGGTGCTTACCATCAGCGTGACCCACAAAGTCAACTTGTCTTTGGTGTCCATTGCTGGTTTCCGTGGTTGGCGTATCGGCTTCTTGGTCATACATAAATGTCCAGTTTGCGGTTATTGAATATCTCCATACGGATGCGTTCTTGCGTTACCTTCTTACAGTAAATCTCAAACCCTATGTCTTGTAACTGCACCTGCTTTTGCTTGGCAAGCTCAAGAGCCTTGTTAACTTCATGCTGTTTCTCCAGCTTCTTCTGGGCAAGGTCGTGCATGTCTGGATACCCTGACGCTTGAACAGTTGGGAATAATCTGATTGTCTCGATCATTTCTTTTCACGCTCAAGTGCCTCTTTGTATCCGTGTATGACTAATTCTCTAATCTTTGTTGAGTCTGCTGTCCCCGCCCATTCTGCCAAATTGTTCCAAATTACTATGTAATCCGTTGACTTGCAGTAGGGCGCATTTCTGCCTAGCCACGCTACCATCTCTTGGTGTCGCAGTGTCGGATCGTGTTGCGTGTAGCCGATTCCATAGAACTCGCGCACATGGCATCCACTCTTGGCTACGGCTCCAACTAGCCCCAACAGCAGTAACAGAATAAGCCAACGCATTTACCACGCCCAACTCCATGCAATCATGTACGTGCCAAAGATGACGAAGGCTACAAGAAGGGCTGCGGCAATAAATGCTTCAGCCCAGTCTCGCATGCTAGTCTGCCGTTAAGTCAGGTTCAGGGACTACAGGAGGTTTAGCCGCTTCTTGAATTGCTTGGATTAGGCTGTACACCTCTTGGTAGGGGCGTGTGCCAAGGTAACCAAGCACTTGGTTTACTGTTTCAATTGGTAGTTGCAAGTTCATCTGATTTTTCCTTAAGCTTTTTAGTCTTGGCAATGACAGCGGTCGAGGTGTCTCGATCAATCGTCATGTAACCCTTGCAGGTAATGTTGTAGTCTACCCCATTTGCGTCTTTTTCGCTCTTGATGGGCACGGCAATGTCAAGGTTTTTGAACAGGAATTCTTTGCCATTTTCAAAGACTCGCCAGACGTGATCTACGCTTCCACGTCCAGCTTGTCCGCGGCTTTTGTTAAAGCGAATTTGGTACGTGTTCATACAACCTCAGCAGGGGCAGGGCATACAGAAGGGGGAGCCATTTGAACGGTCAGGTTAAAGTGCACAAACTTAATTGGCAGGTCTGCCGCATGGCGCGTAAATGAGTGGGCTAACCATGAGTTGGCAAAGATCATTAGACCCGGCTTTGGGGTAAAGTTAATCATCTTGCTGGCAGGCGTTGCCATGTTAATGTCTTGCTCAGGCAAGTCAATCTGAACTTTGGCTGAACGTGGGTCATGAAACACCAAACGAGAGCAATTCTCTGGTGTCTCCAAAAAATAGAACCCCACAATCTGTGAACCAAAGCCGTGAACGTGCGCATCCATAGATGAATGCTTGTGGTGTTCCTGTGTCCACATCTCAGTGAATGTCACCACCTTGTCTTGCATGGCATAACCCTGCTCATTGAGAATGTTCCAACCTGTAGCCCCAACAAACTCAGAAAACTTAGCAACACGAGGGTCGTTAAAATAGTTGCCCGTCATGTAAACAGGATAAATATCGTTAAGTTCTTGTTGTTTACGTTGCGCTTCTAAAGCTTCCTCAGAAACAGCATTAACCACTTCTAAAAAGTCAGGGCGCTCAATCAAAAACATAGGACACGGAAAATGGTGCGCGACCTGTAACTGTGTCTGAAGTACAACCTCTGCCACCGACTCGGCGGCTTTGCATACTTTTTGGTTTGACTTTTTGGTTGCAGTTTTTGCCATTATTAACTCCTTGTTAAACAGGCTCTTATTTTATAACAACTACCCATGAAGTTGTTGGCTCGTTCCATGTGTAACGTTTATCGTCTGTTGGATATGGCGTAGGAGCTTCCCACAAGCAAGTTGTTTCGTTTAAAACCCACGAGGCAAACGGTTTGGGCGGAATAAAAGCATCTCGGCTTAAGTCGTATGTGTACCCAATTCCTGCATAGTTCTTACGCAGTGGAGTTCCACCGTTTTTGTGAACGCCGCCGTGGGTGTTATATGAAGTCTGCACCCACCCTGTACCGAATAATCCAGAATTTATAACGTCTTGTTCAACCACAATAACTTGTGTAACGATACCGTTTTCTACTTTTGCAAAATGACTCATACTTTGTCCTTAGAAGGTAATTGAGCCAGAACTCGTAAAGGTGTAATAGCGATAACCGCCTGTTGTGGTAGTTGATGGTGAGCCAGTTGTAGAAGCCGCCGCTGCAAAAGAATCAGCGTAACGAATAATAACAACACCAGAGCCACCAGCTCCGCTTGAGCCATTGGCGTTATCTCCTCGATTACCACCACCACCACCACCAGTATTTGCAGTTCCAGAAACAGCAGTAAGAGGCGTTGCGTTGTTTCCTATTGTTCCAGCTCCGCCACCGCCCACACCTCCAGCACCAGCTACGCCAGATACTGATGCAGAACCACCACCACCACCAGCGTAGTAAGTACCAAGACTATTCCAATTTAGACCAACTCCTCCAGTACCACCATTTGGATTGTTTCCAGTACCCCCCACAGCGCCTGCGCCACCACCACCAGCGGCATATTCTTGTTTACCTAAACCGCCAGCATAACCTTGGCCAGAAGGAGATGCCGCACCGCCAGTGCTTGTACTAGTTCCATATCCGCCACCACCACCGCCAGAACCACCATCATTACCCGGACTACTAGGGGTATAAGCGCCGCCGCCACCGCCGCCTGTTGATGTAATTGTTCCAAATACAGAAGCATTACCATTTCCACCTTTAGCATTAGCTGAGAAAAGATTGCTTGCGCCGCCACTACCAACAGTTACTGTAATTGCTGAACCCGCAGTAACAGCATATCCTGTCGCGGTTCTATAACCACCCGCACCGCCACCACCGCCAACCCATCCAGAACCAGCACCGCCGCCAGCGACTACCAAATATTCAACTGAGCTTGGGGCAGAGGCTACTGGAGTCACCGAATTACTTGCCGCGCTGGCAGGGCCCGTCCCGCCCGGTGTTGTCCCAGTAACAGTAAACGTGTAAGGCGTACCATTAGTTAGACCAGAAACAGT